GAACTCGATGGACAGCATGCTCACCCCCAAGTACGCGAAGGGTGGCAAGACGGACAAGATGGGCAAGGCTGCTGGTGAAATGCCGCAGCACAAGAAGATGGCGATGGGCAAGCCCACCCCGCAAAGCACTGGTCAGAAGTTCGCTAAGGGCGGCGCTGCGAAGTACGCTGGCGGCGGCATGTGCAAAGGCTACGGCATCTCGAAGAAGATCCGCCCGACCGGCCCGATGAACTAACCCTGGCGCTATCCTAGGAGAAGGCCAGAAATGACATACGCTGAACTCAAAGAGCAGATCAAGGATTACGTCCAGTCCGAGGAAGCCACGTTCCTCGCGAACCTGGATGTCATTATCCAGCTTGCAGAGCAGCGTATCAACAGGGATGTGAAGTCTCCAGACTCTCGAAGCACTTCTACTGGCACTGCGACTACTCAGACGATCACCACGCCTAGCGACTTTGTGATGCCACTGAGTTTGTTTGTGAGTATCGGTGGAATTGAGACTGGACTTCTACTCAAGGAGCCTTCGTACTTGACGGAGGCCTTTGGCGTAACCGCTTCGTCTGCTGGGTCCAGCGGATCTCCGGCGTACTACGCTATCCTGTCGGCTGGGGGTGGCTCTACGACAATTCTCATAGCGCCATCCCCTAGTTCATCTTTGGGGTACACCTTGTACTACTACAAGACCGCTGACACGATTGTGGGCGCTGATAGCAACACAACTTGGGTCAGCAACTATTTCCCGCAGACTCTCCTGTACGGCTGTCTTGTGGAGGCGTACACGTTCCTGAAGGGCGATCCCCAGATGCAGCAGCAGTACGAGAAGCTGTATCAGCTTGGTCTGATGGAACTCAAGAATGTCGCTGAGGACGAACAGCGGATGGACAACTACCGGAACCCCGATAGCAAAAGGAACATTGGCTAAACATGGCATTCACTGGTAGCTATGTAACGAACTCATTCAAAGAGCAGCTTCTGCTTGCTGTTCACGACTTCTCAACGGATGTCATCAAGATTGCCTTGTACTCAAGCGCCGCTACGATTGACAGTTCGACGACTGCCTACAGCACGACGAACGAGATTACCGGCACTGGATACACTGCTGGTGGAAAGACTCTGACCTGCACTGTCACACTGACGGGCAACTACGCCATCCTCGACTTTGCCGATGTGAACTGGACCAGCGCCACATTCACCTGCCGGGGCGCTCTCGTCTACAACTCCTCGAAATCCAACAAGTCCATCTTCGTGCTGGACTTCGGCACTGACAAGACGGTATCCAGCGGCACGTTCTCTATCCAGTTCCCTGTTGCTGATGTGAACAACGCAATCGCTGTGATTAGCTCGGTGACAAACTGATGCCTCCCACATACACCTCAAACAACAAGATCAAGAAGATCGCCACGGGTGACGAGACGGGTACTTGGGGAACGAGTACCAACACGAACTTCGACCTGTACGACACTGCTATCGATGGCGTTGTCTCGATCTCTCTGTCTGGGACAAGTACTACCCTCACCATCTCCCCCGGCGCTGCTGCCAACCCTGACGGCAGAAACAAGATTCTGATCCTGGGCGGATCTCCTAGCGGCACGCATACGATTACCATTGATCCGCCGGAAGTCGAGAAGCACTACTTCATCCAGAACAACACGAACCAGAGCGTCATCATCACGCAGGGTAGTGGCGGGAGCGTCACCATTGCCGCTGGGTACTCTTCTGTCGTGTATTGCAATGGCGCTGGATCTGGTGCCGCAGTTGCTGAGGTATTCACGAAGTTCAAGACTACCGAGTTCAGCGCCGGAACATATACTTCTGCCGCTGCTCTTGCTGTAAAGCCTGGGACGAACTCCACTTCCGCTATTGCCTTTCAGACTTCTGGTGGAACTCAGATTGCCGCTATCGACAGCACGAACAGCAGGTTTGGTGTGGGTACAATCGCTCCTACCGCCAAGTTCACGGTAAACGCCAATACTGCTTCTATTGCTGCTCCTTCTGGCGCTGGCATTCATTTGATTGGCGAAGACTCTGCCTTTAGCTCCAAGGTTGTCGTCGATGGCGTTGGTAATGCTGGCTGGTTTCTTGGGAGGATCTGCCTTGGCACTGCATCGTCTCCATCTGCGGTACTCTCTGCGGCCTTCCTTTCTGCCTTTGCTGGCCGAGGGTATCTAGCCAGCGCATACTCTACGAGCGACCTGGGTCAGGTTGCAATCCAAGCCGAGGAGAACTACACGAACTCCACTGCGGCTACCGGGATCGCCTTTAGCACCACTGCTCCTGGGTCTGTGGCTTACCAGCAGGTAGCCAGGATTGACGGCGGGGGTCGCTTCATTATTGGGCAGCAGGTCGCTGGCGGTCTAGGCAACCAAACCTCTGGCCCCAGTGTTGGGATTGAGCTTCAAAGCACTACCAGGGCTATTCTTCTCTCCCGCATGACGACGACTCAGCGGGACGCCATGACGCCGATCAATGGCATGATCATCTACAACACCACAACGAACACCATTCAGGGCTATCAGAATGGCGCATGGAGCAACCTCTAATGCCAACGAGCTTCTCTTGGAACATCAAGGTCATGACGGTAAAGCCAGTCGAGGGTAGCTTGACTGATGTCGTTATCGTCGTCTACTGGGATCGGCTTGGATCTCGCGTCAGCAATAGCGTGACGTACAATGCGTCTCGCTCTGGCATGTCCAACCTCGGCACCCCGGATCCGTACAACTTCACTCCCTACGATCAACTGACAGAGAATCAGGTGATTGGCTGGGTGGAGACTTCTCTCGGCACTGAGCAGCTTGCCCTTATCGATGCCAGTATCGACAAAGACATCGACAACCAAATCAACCCACCTGTGGAGGTCCTGCCGCCCCCGTGGCAGCAGTAATTCTATGCACGCTGACTTCATTTCCAAGCTCCTGCACGGAGTCACCGCAGCGCACATGCTGCACCTGATGACGAAAGGCCCCGGCGCTTATGCTCGGCACAAGGCTCTCGGGTCTCTCTACGATGGGCTGTCTGATGCCGCCGACTCTCTTGCTGAAGAATGCTTCGGTGTTCACGGTGTGCCTACGTCATTCCCTAGCGAAAAGTTTGTCTGCCCCAAGGATCCTGTAAAGTTCGTCTCTGAACTCTACGAGTACGTCACCAGGAACCGCAGCCAGATGGGCGACGAGAGCCACATTCAGAACTCTATCGACAGCATCCTTACGTTGCTGGCAAGCACCAAGTACAAGCTCGAAAACCTCGCATAAGGAGCGCCATGTCTTTCTTCGGGAAACTCAAGTCCATCTTCTCTCCGTCGAAGCTGGCTGTCGTTAAGGGTGTTGTCGGCACCGTGTACCCTGTTGTAGAACTGATTGCCACCATGACCCCTACGAAGGCTGACGACGAGATCATCGCCTGCGCCAATCTGATCGGGGTTAAGGACTTCATTCTCTCTGAACCGGGTGAATCCGGTAAGATGCTGAAAGAGCTGGCAATCAAGGCTGCTCAGAAGAAGATGAAGAACGTGCCAGTCGAGGTCATTGCCAGGGCGGTTGAAGCAGCCTACCAGCAGATGAAGGCCAAAGACTCGCTTTAAGGAGTTTGTGTGCCGCTGATTAAGATTCAGCCAAGACAGGGGATCGTTAGAGATCTTACGAACTACGCTAACGAGGGTGGTTGGTACGACTCGGACAAGGTCAGGTTCCGCCTGGGGTTTCCTGAGCAGATCGGTGGCTGGGTCAAGTACGTCACCTCCACATTTCTCGGCACTTGCAGGAGCCTGCACCAGTGGTTCACTCTCGACCTGGAGACCTACCTTGGAGTCGGGACGAACCTGAAGTTGTATGTAGAGACCGGGAACACCCTCTACGACATCACCCCTATTCGCAGAACGGTCACGCTTGGGTCCAACCCATTCACCACCGTAGACGCTGCCAGCAAGTATCTGCTCGTCAGCGACACAAGTAACGGCGTAGTTCTCAACGACTTCGTCACATTCTCTGGCGCTACTACATTCGACACCGTGTTCACTGCGGCGCTTCTGAATGCTGAGTTTCAGGTTGTGGAAGTTGTCAGCGCCAACCAATACAAGATCCTTGTGAGTGGCGCTAGTTCTGGCGCTTCCGCTGGTGGGGTGACTGGTGGCGGGGCTTCTGTATCCGCTGCCTACCAGATCAACACTGGCCTGGACTCTCAGGTGTTTGGCGGTGGCTGGGGCGCTGGTCCCTGGAGCCGGGGTGGATGGGGGTCTGGGTATTCG